TCATGCGTTAGTTTCTCCACTGATACGACACGCCAAGGCGCCCGGAGCTGCACACTCGCGGGCGTCACTCTTTTCTGGCGCGCAGAAAACGCGATACAGCAGCGTTAAATGCTCCTGCCACTTCGCCATCACTTGGTAGCTGTTCTCTTCGATTTGCTCTCGTTCGGCCTGGTCAATGACGCCATCAGCGGTTGCCTTGCGGACGAACTTGGAGTGCTCACTGATCCACTCAATGGTTTCCATCAGGCGCTGATTGATATCTGCGTTATCCACATCCTCGATATCCACCAGCGGGACGTTGACGCTGTTCGACTGACGCGATACCGCATCAGCGATGTGCTTGGTGCCGCTGGCCTGCTGGAGAACCATCGCCCAGCCCATTGGGAAAATCTGATCGCCGCCGGTACGCAGGCGGTTAAAGAGCGCATCCTCTGTCACGCCCAGCCATTCAGCCGCCTCGGCGTAACCGCCCGGCAGGCTTGAGATGGTCTTTTTAATTGCCGCTACCAGCCACGCGGGCTGCTTTTCGACTTGCCAGTGTTGATTGCCCACGGTTAACTCCTTGAATCTGTGGTTTCTGCTATGCCGCTTTATCGTTACGCTTCTGGTAAAGCGAAGAGTCGAATTTGAGTTTTCCTTTAGTGCGTGCAGCCGCCTCTGCTGCACGGCCTTTAGGAATTAGTTGGCCCGGGCGAGTCCGCCATTGATAAAAGGCTTCTGGCGATACCCCAAAAAATTCAGCCGCCTTGTTTGGCGAACCGAAGTACTGCTCAAGTTCAGTTGTGGTCATCTTATCCTCCTAAGAATATTTAGATATTATTATCTAATCTTTTTTAGGTCAATAAAAACTAAGATTACTTAGGTTTCATTTCTAAGGGTTTGAATCGTGGGGACACTTGGCACGCGGTTAAAGGAATTAAGGAAACAGAGAAAGCTTACTCAAGGCCAATTGGGTAAAGCGCTTGGAGTTTCTGATGTAACGATTGGCTACTGGGAAAGAGATCTGAACGTGCCGGGCGGGAAATCGCTGACGAATCTTGCTCAATATCTCAGTGTAACTGAAGGATTCCTTTTATATGGTCGGGAGGATGAGGCTAACATTGGGCCTGCACCAGTAGCAGCGCAGCAAGTTCCCATCATCAGTTATGTCCAGGCTGGGGCTTGGTCACCTGAGTGCGACGCCAGAAATATCGATGGAACGGTGGAGTATATTTTGACGTCAGAGTTTCACTCTCATTCAACCTTTGCCCTCAAGGTCAAAGGAAAGTCAATGGAACCCGAATTTGTTGAAGGTGATGTAATCATTGTGGATCCTGAGCTACACCCAGGCCCTGGCGATTACGTTGTCGCAAAGAACGGCGGTGATGAAGCTACATTTAAAAAATACCGTGCACGCGGAATCAGTGAAACTGGCGAAGAAATTTTCGAACTAGTGCCGCTGAATGAAGACTACGCTATCCGCAATTCTGCAAAAGAAAAGATTCATGTCGTTGGGGTGGTTGTTGAACACCGCCGCATGATGCGCCGCAAATAATACCCTTCCCTTCAGAAAATCTAAATTAGTTTAGGTTTTCTGCTTGACCTAAAATCTAAGTTATTTTAGATTTGATTGTAGAAAGCGAACAGGCAGGACTCCCGCGCAGTAGCCGCACTTAGTGTATGAAGATGAGAATGATTCGCTAACTACCTAAGACCTGTAATAGCTGCGTTGCTGTCTTTGGCGGCATCTGTCTCTACCCGTGAGGATGCCGCAATTTTTTTACGCAACACACGAGAGCATCACCGGGTGACGTGCTCATAACCCAATCCACCCGGGCGGCTTCCTAGCCGCAGGTGCTCTCCTGTGTTGTGTGGAGAAACTAACCTGGCGGCCAGTGCAGATGGCCGCCACGCCCTGAGGAGAAAGTAATGTCTACCCCGTTCTTCAAAAACCTACTGATCTACCGCCTCAGCCGTGACATTGTCCTCGTTCAAGACGGTAAGACAGGGGAACTGGCGCGCCAGCTGGAGAACTTCCAGTTCACGCCGTGCGGCAGCCAGGATATGGCAAAGGCCGGCTGGGTACCGCCACTGGGCCAGCATTCCGATCAGCTTTTTCATCTGGTGAATGACCAGTTGCTGCTCGTTATCCGTCGTGAAGAAAAGATTCTGCCAAAGCCGGTGATCGCAGAAGAGTTGAATAAGAAGGTGTCGAAGCTGGAAACTGATCAGGGTCGCCGCCTCAAGAAAACTGAGAAAGACTCCCTGCGCGATGAAGTGCTTCACTCCCTTTTGCCGCGAGCTTTTACCCGCAGCAGCATGATCCGCATCTGGGTGAACCTTAACGCCGACATGGTGATGGTCGATACATCGAGCGCTCGCCGCGCCGAAGACTCACTGGCACTGCTCCGTAAAACGCTTGGTTCTCTGCCCGTCGTGCCGTTGACCATGGAAACCCCAATCGAGATCACCCTCACCGAGTGGGTGCGTAACGCTTCAGCGCCATCAGGTTTTGCGCTGGGCGATGAGGCCGAGCTGAAAGCAATACTTGAAGATGGCGGCATCGGCCGCTTCAAAAAGCAGGAGCTTTCCAGCGACGAAATCGCCACTCACCTCGATGCTGGCAAGCTGGTCACTCAACTTTCGCTGGACTGGCAGCAGCGCATTAGTTTCGTGCTGAGCGATGCCGCCGCGATTAAGCGACTCAGGTTCGCCGACGAGCTGCGCGACCAGAACGACGATATCGATCGGGAAGATGCCGCCGCGCGCTTTGACGCTGATTTTATCCTGATGACCAGCGAGCTGACTGCCCTTCTCAATAGCCTGACGACGGCGCTGGGCGGCGAAGCCCAACGATAACCCCTAAATAGTGACCTGCCCCATGTCTATGGGTTGGGTTGCTGCAACCAAAAATCAGGCGCGGTGCAGCGCGTAATAATGGAGAACACGTAATGTCATATATTCAGACACTATCCGGGAAGCATATTAACTACCTCAATATTCATCACGACGATATCGTGATCGAGGATATTGCCACTGCCCTTTCTCACATCTGCCGCTTTGCCGGCCACCTGCCGGAGTTCTACAGCGTCGCGCAGCACTCGGTGCTTGTCAGCCAGCTGGTTCCCGCAGAGTTCGCGCTTGAAGCGCTGCTGCATGATGCTGCTGAAGCGTATTGCCAGGATATTCCGGCACCACTGAAACGTCTGCTCCCGGATTACCAGCGTATCGAGGCGTATGTCGATAGCGAGATCCGCGCTAAGTTCGGATTACCGGCCCACCAGCACGATACGGTGAAGTATGCCGACCTGGTCATGCTCGGTACCGAACGCCGGGATCTGGATATTGACGACGGTACCGTGTGGCCAGTGCTAGACGGCATCCCACCTACCGATCTGTTTACCGTTATCCCGCTCCGCCCCGGCCAGGCCTACGGTCTGTTCATGGCACGGTTCAACGAACTGATGGGGATCCGCAAATGCGCCTGACAAATATTCAGTTAATTCACGCCGCCCACCACGCTGCACGCTATTTGCCGAAAGCATCTGCAGAACTGGTAAGGGAGCTGGCCACACGACTGGATGTTGTACTGGTGGCGCAACGCGAAGCAGCGAAGCAGCGTGATGCGCTGGCGGCTGAGAATGCGGGGCTGAAGACGTACATCTGCGATGAGTGCTATGTGGAGAGCGTCAGGACTGGGCACTATGCCTGCGCTGGTCATGGCATGCCGTCTACCCCGGCCACCGACGCTTACCTGGCTGAAGTACGCGCTCAGGGCGTGGAGATGTTTTCCCGGGAGATGCACGCAGAAATCAGCGAGGCCGATGCTATCGAGTTCGCCGCCCAACTTCGTCAGGATGCCAACACCGCAGAACTGGTAGCCGCTGGCATCATCATCCGAGGCGAATCCCTGGGAGGAAAATGTGAATGAGTTGGCTCTTTTCGCAGGCGCTGGCGGAGGAATACTCGGCGGACACCTCCTTGGCTTGCGAACAGTTTGCGCAGTTGAACGTGATGCCTACGCCGCACAAGTTCTCGCGCAACGACAAAATGATGGAATTCTCCGACCTTTCCCGATTTGGTCTGACGTGTGCGGCTTTGACGGGAAACCGTGGCGAGGAATTGTTGATGTCGTTTCTGGTGGGTTTCCATGCCAAGACATATCAGGAGCCGGCAAAGGTGCAGGCATCGAGGGTGAGCGGTCAGGACTTTGGAAGCAAATGGCAAGAATCATCGATGAGGTACGACCCCTCTACGCCCTGCTGGAGAACTCACCTTTGCTTGTGGGAAGAGGTCTTGCCATGGTCATCGGTGACCTTGCCTCGCTGGGGTTTGATGCTCAATGGTGTTGTGTTTCAGCATCAGAGTGCGGAGCGTCCCATAACCGCGACAGAATCTGGCTTGTTGCCTACACCCAGGGCAAGCATGGGCAGTCATGGGATAGCGTGGTGCAGAGCCCGGACGGGAGAGCACCGATACAATCTGGAGGATTACCTGGCATGGATGCATCTGGAGGCTGGCGGAGAGGAGGAGCCTGGCCTGAATGCGAACCCAGATTATGTAGAGTGGCTGATGATGTGGCCTTCGGGGTGGACAGACTTAAAGCCCTTGGCAATGGACAAGTTCCACGAGTGGCTGCAGCAGCATTCAGCATGCTGCGCGGAAACTGAGAGACAGGAGCGTGCAGCGTGATATTCACCAAAGGGCAGTTAATCGATCAGGCGCGTGAAGAAGTTGATTTCTGGCGCGAGCGTGACGAGCTTATTCCATCTCAGCAAACAGCTATACGCCTGCGCCTGGCTGAAATCGCCATGGTGGCATTGATGACACCGGAGCCTGAGCCGGTTGCTGATGTAGTAGCCTGGTCATCTCCGAGCGAGGAAAGGACCTGCGATATTCGCTGGCGCCGACATGATGTTAAGCCGGGTCCGTTATACACCGCCCCGCCAGCGCCGGTAGTGCCAGAGGAGTGGCAGCAGTGGATTGTTGATGCCGCTGAATACCTTGAGGGTGGTTTAGAGGCTGACGGAGAGCTTGAGGCTGAAGGCAGCATTGAGGCCAAAAGACTGTTGTCACGCCGCGCCGCCATGCTTCAGGTTGCCGAACCAAGCGAGCCAAGTTTTCGGGAAATCCCGAATTCGTCAACCAACAATTGTCGGGAAAACGCGGAAACGTCAACCAATGGGTGGATTCCGTGCAGCGAGCGGTTGCCGGAAAATAGCGACGCGGTGCTGGTCTGTCAGGAGGGTGGGATAGTATTTTGCGCTGAATTTGATGGTGGGGAGTTTTACCCTGATGAGTTCCCGAACGTACCAAAGCAGGGAAGAGAAATCACCCACTGGATGCCGCTGCCAGCAGCACCGCAGCAGGAGGATCCGCAAATAAAAAAGTAAACCGATGTGGTAGTTGTTGTGACTGGTTCCGCAATGGTTGCGGGACCTGTATTTTCAAAGAATGACCGGGTGCAGCCGGTAAAGTGGAGAATAAGCCATGAAGCAAATGCTCACGCTTGAGGAATGGGCAGCAGACAAATACCGGAGCAGTCCACCGGCATTGAATACTTTGCGCCGATACGCTAAACAAAATCTATTTTCTCCACCAGCGATGAAACAGGGTCGCAAATGGCGAGTAAGGGAGGATGCAGAACTTGTAGGCGAATTGGCTAAGCCAAATATCCGAAAGACTGACTCGCCAATACTTCAGAGGATTCTTGCTGATGGCAGCCCGACCACGTAAAAACAATGTTTCTATTCCGAACCTTTACCCTCTCTTCAGCAGAAAGGTGAATAAGGTTTACTGGCGGTACAAACACCCCGTTACAGGCAAGTTCCATGCGCTGGGAACCGATGAGGCAGAAGCTATAGCGATCGCTACTGAAGCTAATGCGCGCCTGGCGGAACAGAGAACCCGGCAAATTCTGGCGATCAGCGACAGGATCGCCACTAGCAAAGGCAAAGCGATCACAGTATCCACCTGGTTAGATCGATACTGGAAGATTCAGGAAGAACGTCTGGCGGCGGGCGACATCAAACTGAACACATTCAAACAGAAAACCAAACCGGTTTCACTGTTGCGAGAACGAGTCGGTATGAAGCTACTGCCATCTGTGGATGTTCGCGATATTGCCCAGCTGCTTGATGAATACGTCACGGCTGGCCAGCCACGAATGGCCCAGGTAGTGCGGACAGTCTTTGTTGATATTTTTAAAGAAGCTCAGCATGCGGGTGAAGTTCCTCCTGGTTACGATCCAGCATCAGCGACCAAAAAGCCCCGCAGAAAAATTACCCGCCAGCGACTGAGCCTGGAGGAATGGCAGAAGATATTCGAGATTGCGGACAGCAATCATCAATATATGGGAAATGCGATGCTTCTGGCCTTGGTAACAGGCCAGCGCCTCGGAGATATTTCGAATATGAAATTTAGCGATGTCTGGGATGATCACCTGCATGTGCTTCAGGAAAAAACAGGGAGCAAAATTGCCATCCCGCTATCGCTTCGCCTGAACGCCATAAACTGGAGCCTGCGCGACATAATTTCACGCTGCCGAGATTATGCCGTTAGCCCTTATCTGGTTCATTTTTTCAGAGCTACTTCTCAAGCAGATCGTGGTGCCCAGGTTAAATCCAATACATTGACAACGAATTTCAGCAAGGCACGCGATAAAGCTGAGATCCCGTTACAAGAAGGTAAGACCCCTTCTACTTTTCACGAACAGCGATCCTTAGCGGAAAGATTATATAAAGCGCAAGGTGTAAACACGAAAGAACTCTTGGGACATAGGTCCCAGCAGCAGACTGATGGCTATCATGATGACCGCGGGAAGGACTGGACGACAATCGCGATATAG